CGACGACGGATGCAACAGACGCCAAAGCTCACCCAGACAGTCAGCCATCACCAGATACTCCCCATCCAGCAACTTTGCACTCACAGAATCCAGAGAAGACATCAAAGACACAAGAAGGGGGTCCATAAAATAGACGGTACATAGAGAAATATGTATAATATTATACAAGATGGTACTACGCAAGGCAACCATCGAAGACTTTATGGGGTATACCCCCATCCAAGTAGATGACAGCGCCCCTGTGCGGGTCAAAATTGACCGTCTGCAGCAGGAGTTCGGTGCCAAGAAGTTCATCAAGCCATGACGAACGGGTACCAAAAGCCAGCAACTACCCCCAAAGAGAAGCTCGTAACATGACGATATTATTCAAAATTTATAAAAAAAGAATAATCATCCGAACAAGCATCCAATATATTCCATAAAATATTCAATATTTTATGGAATATATTCATTAATTATGTATTTACTTGTTTACCCGGAGGTAGAAATCCTTTGATGTGTCAGTTATCGCCGTCGAATCCGAAAAGCCAGCCTTCATATTACATTTACCATCTGCTTCAGTATAATTAAACCCTGCACACGTCTCCTCGGCATCACACTTAATCTTGCAATCGTCAACCGATATGATCATCGTCTCACCGACTGACTCCGCTGACGATTTGGTGTCGGTCTTCTTATCATAGGTAATGGACGCATACTCCTCCAAGCCGCACGCGGCGGCGGGGATTCGGGGGCAGGGACCGGTCTCGCACTGAGTCTTGAAACTGTCGTAGGACATATAGGATGATGGCTTATACTCGACCGCGAGTGCATCGGCACACCCCTCGGGTGTATCTGGCGATGCCTTGATATAGGTCATCTTCAAATCAGATGTGGATGTACCCTGTTCTATGGCTACGTCAGGGGTATCAGATATCAACTGGGTACATTGGTTCTGCTTGGACAGCGAAAAAGCAACGCATTTGGGGTCAGTGGTGCAAGTCCCGGCACAGTAAGCAGCGCTTTGTACAGGACTTACAACTTCCTGGCCACTGGCGGCCTTCACTGTACCGAATACTGCATTAAATCCACTGTACTTATCCGATTTCATGTAATATTTACTACCAAGCTCTGCTGCCACCTTCGCCAAACCACCACCATACTCGGTATTCAGGGCGCATGTGGATCCTTTGGATACAAACCCATTACATTGGGTATCGTCAGTGCACAAGGCCTTGCAGTCCTCTGCTGACGTGGCAGTCATCACATTCCCGAACGCACCGCCCATCTGCGAGAGAATGCTGTAGGACGGCGACGAGTCTGCCGGAATGGCCGTGGTCCGTTCGCCACCCACAACCTTATGGGATTCGGGGTTTACGAAATGTATATTCTCGCCCACAGCATCTTTACCTGTCGCGTACGATATACGCGTAGAATCTCTATCGTGGCAGCCTATTAGGGGGAAAATCTTCCTTGTTGGTAGATTCGCAGGAACCAGCATTATCTTGCCCTTGTGTTCATCTACGTTGTCATAGTCCCTGGCACTATTATAGAAGTCGTGAGCTGTTTGAGAGCCAACGGAAACCGCAAACATATAATTACTGGGATCAGCACCTTTCTTAGCCATTATACGCAGTTTCGTCAGGTCTTTCCAGTTAACATCGAAGTACAGTACCTTATCTGGTACGTCTTTTGGTGTTATATAGAATTCTCCATTGGGGTTTATGTATATATCCCATCTATCCTTTCTACCTGCGGCTCCAAGAATTGACATAGCACTACCACCTTTGTTATATGTGAACACTTCAGCATTGTCTTCGTCACTCATACGATAGAATACGCACGACGCACCCGATATCATAATCACTGACTTTAACAGAGTTTGTTTGCCTGTCCTGGCCGCAAGCCAGTGGATTTTGTCCGCGGGGAGTAACCCATTGTCTGTCGTAGCAGAGTTAAATTTACCACTACCACCGTCAAAACCACCCTCTAGTTTTGCTTTTGTCTGCCCCCCTCTCATGATGCGTTTTATACTAGCCCCCGATCTATTGAAACCACCTTTATTCCATAGACCCCCGGCCGACTGCCCATATGCGACACAAGCACCTGTACCCTCGCACCCTACCTTCAGATCGTCCCCCCAGTAACCATGATTTAAAAAGCTCTGGCCTTGGTCGTCGCTGCTGCTGCCGTTGTTGGCCCCGAAGCCGTAGTCGTCAGACATGTTTTTTATTATCATACGGTTCCAGTCGCCCTCGCCGGGATGACCACCAGGGAAAGCACCAACCATGGCCGGGGTTTGTGTACCTGAACCATCTCGGTCATAGGGAATACCAATTGTGGAGTGTAAACTCCCACCCCCGGCACTTCCATACTCACCCTGCTTCATAGAATAAAAAGTCTGACTCCAGTGGCCCAAAGTCTTATTATTCTCAGATATAGCAATATCTACACGTTCATCCCTACTGGCATCCTCGGCAGTTAGCCACGTACTTTCTGCAGGGTCTTCATAATTTTCTCTACTGGACAGGTAGCATACCAGTAGGATTGTAACCAAAAGAAAAATTACGATACAATTGTCCTTCATTATAATATTTCAATATTATAATATGAAGTATACACCGTGTATATGCTTGTGTGTAGTGGCATTAATTGGCCTGTCTATAGTGTTGATTACCAAACGCGAGGGTATGGAGAAGAAACCTGCAGAAACAACAAGATTAGCAAGGAGACAAGAGCGCATCAAGCAGGCCCTCCGTACCGAAAAGGGGTCGGGCCCACTCGGCATACTCAGGAAGAAGCCAGCCAACTGGTACACTGATGCCAAGACGTCGGGTGGCAAATGGTCATGCGAGAATACAGCCTGCGGCAATAAGAGAAGTGGCGAATGCCCTAAGAACTTCTCCATGGTCATGTGTGTGGGTGACCAGAACGAGACATGTACCGTCAATCAGCGCACATCAGGCTGTGTCCCTGACAAACTCATCGAGGGCTGAGTGTTTTGGTTAACAAACAGATAACGCATAAAGGTACACGGATCGTGTGTGTAAAAGTACTTGCGATGCTCAGACAAATACATAAATATCACTGCATCCCAGTAACCATCAGGGTCATTCGCCATGTAATCAATATCGGCAAGTGAATAATCGTCGCGGGTATTCTTAATCAAACACCCTATGTTATGCAACTCTTCCATGATAAAATCCGGTTCGTCTTCGTACTCCTCGATTATATCATTGAATGCTTCGGCATAAATCTCCTGCAAGCGGGTCTCACGGGCCTCCTCGTCCCACTCCTTGCGGACTTTGTACATCCCCTTGAAGTACATATCCTTGCGGCACATGGGGCAGTTCTGCTCCTCACTCTTGTGGTACCATTCTTTTACACAATCGTTGCAGAACGCGTGACCACACACGAGTTTGCAGGATGCTGTAGAGCAATAGCATACGGGGCACTCCATATTGATTGTTGTAATTTTTATATGTATCCGTCTACATTAATTGGGTTTATACAAATATTTAGAATATTACGTCCCTATATTTGGCAACAGTACCACCATAAAATGCGAGGGTGAGAAGGAGCCACAATACAAGACCTCCACCAGGACTACCCAACGACACCCCAGCTATTATCGATAGGATACATGCAATGATGACGGCAATTGCGCCCACCCCCCAGTCAGAACCAAGTGTGTATTTCCAGTATCTATCTACTTCATTTATGACGGTGGTGGTTCCGGATTCGGTTACGACACTCTCATATATATGCTCGTGCATATTCCCGTCAGCATCAGCCAGGTTTGACATCTGCGTCTCTGTCAGCTCATCGCCCGATTCCCATACAAACACCATGGTATCCTTAACCGCTACATCGTCGTCTTCGTCAACTGTGACATCGTCCTCAGCTGTGTCATCGTCGTCGACCTCCTCCTCCTCCTCCTCGTCGTCAACTGTGTCAGTGGTTTCGTCGCTATCACCGCTCGTCCCGGTCGTCTCGTCGTCGGCTGCTGTGGTCGTATCTGTACCATCCGGGGTCGTGGTTGTTGTGCCCGCATCCGTGTCACCCGGGGGTGGCGGTGGCGGTGGCGCGGGGCCAGTAGTGGTGTTACTAGCACACTCATTATTGATGTTCGCGTCTCCTCCGTGTAAAGTTACATCTACCAGTTTTATACTACACAGTGTAAGAGATCGAGGGACTGTGACTGTCTGTGCCATATAGAACTTGTCAGAAAACACACCATGGTCAGTGTCTTTTGTATTGCACGTGCGTAAATCAGACGGGATCGCCGATAGTGTGGGATTAGACTCCTTGATAGCTGCATCAAGAGTGTCAAATTCCTTCTTCAGTGTGGGATGATAGGTGTACCCATTACCTATACACATGCATCTTTCGTCTTCTGGGTTGGCTGCACACAACGTACTCACTGCGTTCTTACATGTATTCGCTTTCATAGTCTCGTTGGTGATAGCAACACCACATGCGGCCGCGCAGTTCGGGTTATCCAGCAGTAGTGGTGGGTCATTAATAGCCGCAGCAATGCACTGTTTGATCAACTCATCACCGTCACCCACTGTCTGGAGTAAAGGATGTGTAGCACAATAATCACTGTACATACGGTTATCCTCCTTGCAATACTCCCTAACAAACTTCTCACATTTATCTGAGCTCGGGCACCAGTCTGTACCACACTCCCATGTTGCCATATCGTCAAGTTTACCAGCACAGCAGTTCTGCTTCATCGCTGTATTATGTTCAGGATTGTCACCCCCATCACCCCCAATAAGCTTTCTCCTGGCACATCTATTCTTGGTTGTCAGAAATTGTTGCCATCCGCCTGACTCGACACATGATTTGCTATCTTTGGTGTATTCAGTATTGTAAAATCTATCCTCGAGTGGTTCCTCTATATCACGGCGCCCGCATGCGGCCATTCTTATAGTTATATATATATATATATTTTTGTACTTACAATTACGACGACTTGTATAGGAAGTAGATTCCTACTAACATTGCACATATGATACCAACTACGAGTGGTATCATGGCAGCACCGAGGAAGCCGGTCGCCGCCTCACCGGTCTCTTCGATCACCACACCCACCGCCTCACCGGACTCTTCGATGACGGTTCCCGCTGCGTCGCCGGTCTCTTCGATCACCTCCCCAATCGCCGAGCCCACGGACTCAACTACGTCATCAAGACCGGACGTGGCAGCACTTGTGTCAGTTGCTACCGAATTGACGGTCTCGGAAATAGTCGGATTGTCGACGAGCGCCTGCATCACAGCATCGGTGACAGCATCGGCGGCCAGGGATACCGCGGAAATGTTGGTAATATCACCACACGGCAGATCACACGAAAAGTCCATGCCACTGGACACAGCTGCCAGTTGAGACCATAGTCCAGCTGGTACGACCGTCCCCGCTGTTTGGTATCTGTCTATTATACCATTATACATACTGATGGCTTCCTTTCTAACCGAATCCTGTACCTTCATACCACACGGATCTATTGTGATACCGTTGGCTTCAATAGCCTGCTGGGTGTATGCGGCCTGAATTATCTCTGTCAAGTTTGACTGCTCCAGAGTCGTGTTAAGTGTATCTTTGATTTCGGTCTTAAAGTTGTTTACGACATCACCACCTGTTGTGTTGCCACCGCCCATGGACATCGCGCCCGCACCAAACCCGGATGAGCCACCGGCCATCGAGTCTACCGTGTTGTCCAGGTCGGCGGCTATGCCTGCTATGAGCTGAGTCGACATCGCTTGATCAATTGTAACCTCCGCTGTGAGGTCAACTGTCGCTTCATTCCCTATATTCACGCCCGAACACATGAAATCAACGTTACTCACTGATATACTTTGTACAGTAGACGCCGTTTGTGCTATCGATACTTTGGATTCGTTCATTACGTTCATGGTTGTTTCCTTGATTGTGCTATACACCTGGTTGACTTCCTGTTTGCCAGCTTTAGAGTTACCTCCTCCCATATTATATTAACCAAATATATTTTCCAAGGCGTATACTATATTCAACATTAATTCATGGTCTTTGTGTTCTTCATACAACTGCCCCATGAGTGACATATTGGGTGGTAGTACGTTGTTCACAAAAACGAAGACGCCCTGTGACTTGTTAATGTCCAGACGTTTCCTGAGATGTAACATAAACTGTCCTACTGTCATCTCTCGGGGCACCAGAAATTTCTTGTTTGAAATATCCGGTATACGGTCATCTCGACGCTCAACTCTTACCGGTACACGGTCAGGATGCCTGTTGACTAGGTATGCTATTCTCATCATACTATTATCTTACAAAATACTAAGATGGTTGAGATGGAGTTCAAAAAGAAAGAACAGCCGAAGACAAGGAAATGGCACCCCCAACAGGAGAAGATCCTTAAAGGTTGGGGCGAGTCATCGTCCTGCTACCGGTACATGCATTTCAAGGCATATCAGAAATATAAGGCGACGAGTATGCGGTTTACCCTACCTATTATCATTATCAGCACACTGACCGGTACGGCTAATTTCGCCCAGGAAACATTTCCTGAGTCCTGGCGCTCAATCGTACCCCTGGGTATCGGTGGATTCAATTTAGTTGCCGCTATTATGACTACTGTACTGCAGTTCCTGAAAGCCAATGAGTTGATGGAGGCCCATAGAGTTGCGTCGATCAGTTATGGTAAACTGGCCCGTAATATCAAACTTGAACTGCAGTTACCCGTATACGAGCGTACACATAATGGGATGGATATGGTCGGATCATGCAACATAGAATACGACCGCCTGGTTGAACAGTCGCCGCCCATTCCGGGTGACGTTCTTTCGGCATTTGACAAGAAGTTTCCGGCCAGTAAGGAGGATTTTGCCCGTCCTGAGATATCGGAGATTAACACAATAGAGTTGTTTGACAGCGTAAAGGAGCAGAACATAGTTTCGGGCGCTGCAAACATATTCAAGAAAAACCTGTCAGTGGCAAGCGGGTTTGGCAAGAAGATTTTCGGGCTGTCTGGGAATACGGAAAATAAGACAGAGGCGGTGGTTACAATGAAAAAACCGACACCGGTTGAGGTGTTCTCTGACGCCGAGGTACCTAAGTTCTCTGCTGCGGCGTCTAAAGTAAACATAATGGACGAATTAAAGGCGCTGAAGGGCAGGGGTATAGTGTCAAAGAAGCCGCCTGGCCTTTCGGCACCGCCTGCGGGAGAAGCACCCCCTGTTGTTATTGACATACCGGAGGAGGTGGATGAAGCCGCGGCCGTTGTTGATGAAACCATTAATGAGGTGATTTCCGCCGAGGCGCCTTCTTCTTCGGGCGAGGATGGGGAGGAGACTTCGCCCGAGCCTGAAGCTCAAGAGTAATTCTCAACCCCCTAGTAGTATTCTTACCATACATACTATATGTATCCTTTCGCTTATCCTTACCGGTACGCCGCTTGGTCTCGTCGTGGTTCCCCATTTAATAAATATGGTGGGTAGCGTTTAAGCAGGTTCATAGTCCGTGATGGGCATATGTACCATGTCCGGGCAGCAAATTTCACCGTCGTAATATTCACCACAAGCAGTACATCTGTATCTCAAAGTAGCTACACATCCATCTGGCACGTCTGCCCTCACCATACATGCCACTTCGCTAATATCGTCGCACATGGTATCAACTATGTGTATCTTCATATTACGCATAATGCGGTCCATGTGGGTCTGTCTTGAAAACCGCGATATAAGGTCGCGACGAACGTGGTTTTCATTGCAGAATGACTCGTGTGTACGTTTAATAAGTGTGATATAGTCCATAATGAACCCGTGTAGAATGAGATGGGACTCGTTAAGAGTCGTGTGGTCAATCATATTCATATACCCATCATCCCACGAACTCAAAACACCCCTTACGACGTTTGCCAGTTCCGTGCGATTGATATATGCCGGCGGTCGAACTATGCACGACTGTATAATTACTTCCATCTCACCGAAACCGTAATCCACGTCGCCACGATGAGTAATCTCATACCTCCAGTAATGTATAGACTCATACAAATCCAACAACTCTGTCATCGCCATACTCATGTCGTGTGAATCACCGCAGATATTAGTCTTTATAAGTCTGGATAAATCATATAATGTACTTTCCAGTCGCACTTCAGCTACTTCCAGATCGCGGTGTGCATCGGCCGCATCTCGTTTCATTTCAAATAACACATTACCCACTACCACATTTTCACGTTCATCTAACACCGTACCTAATGGGATCCTGGTTGCTGCGAGATGTCGCAGTGTCTTCATTGTTATTATTTTGTTGCTATATTTTATGTAACTATGGGTATAGTTAGAAACATATTTATTGCAAATTATTCATATAAATGTAAATACTGCAGTACCCATATTGGAGTATCTGACGATCTTAAACGAATTGATGGCGTGGGTAAAGATGGCCCATGCTATCAATTTAGGAATCTATATAATTATGTGCTGGGTCACCCATCCGAGATTCAACTTTTCAAGGGTGAAGGGGTATTCCTTGTTGACGGGGATGCACATGCGGGTGTCACCGCCACAACCATATTCTGCATAGAATGTAATTCCAATATGGGATGGAAACTCAAACCCCATAAATTTATACTTCATAAGAATAAGATGTTATAAATTTATATATTAATATATTAATATGCAATGACACTGCCAAATGATTTATGGGGAGAAATTTTAAAACACATCGAAGAACCACCGGACCTCATAAACATGGCCGTCGTTTCGCGTGAAATGTATTCTATTGCTAAACCCAGATTGAATGCAGGGCATCTCGCCGACTGCTTGAAATGGAACAAGTACACAGATGTACGGGATGTCATATTTGAGTTTGAATGGGTGAAGGGTATGAATTATATAGTATATTTATCAACAATATTCAACATGTACATCAGCCGAACGCCTGATATGGGAAAGCCCGCGGCGGCCATACTATACGCAATGGACGGAAGAATAGAGAAAATAGCAAACGTAGAATTAAGGGATATTGTGAAACTCAGAGTAATTGGCAGACAGAGTCAGTTACTTGATGCGTTGTTACCTACATTCTGGTAAAAAAATATACAGGTATTATAAATGAATAACAACAATAAGATTTTACTTACTATTGTGGGTGGTGCCGTAGTGTACATGTGCCTTTCGGCCGGTAAGGGTACATCGAAGGCGTCCGGATGTGGATGTGGCAAATAAAATATCACGTTATCATAGATATAAGATGAATCGTGTGACCCGTTTCCCCTGCATGTACAGGATGCTAACGTGTCCACGGTATGCGCCCATACTAGTTAAACTCGAGGATAGGATGGAAAAATACATGTTTGGCACCAAAAACTACGGGGAAATACCTGGGTTTATCAACCCTTCTGATCGGGACGCGTGGGATATTATAGTGCCCGGTTACAGACAACTGCCTACGAATGTTACATATATATTCGATAAATTGATTGGGGTATTCATGTTACCCAATGGAAATCATAAACTAATTATAGATATAAAGGATAATAATCAATATAAAGAAAATAGAAATATCATAGACGAAATGAGAATGTATCAAAGAAAATACCAGGAATTTACAAAACTAAGGGGTAGACTTATATTTATCCACTAACTTTTTTAATAAAACTTGCTTGTTGTGGTGCGACCCATGCACCGCGCCCCTGCCCCCGCGCAATGTAATATTATATGTAGGAACAAATGGCCCCCATATAATATTAACTTCAATCTCTAACTCTCTTGGGGCTCGCTGTAGCTCTTGATCTTGTCCAAATACTTGCGTACCTTCCTGGATGCCCCGGCCTTGAGAGACCCCAGGGAGCCCCATACCTCGATGATGTTCCTCTCCTGGTCCCACCAGATGTACTCTGTTCCCGTCCTCTCGGTCAAGCGCTTGAAGTTGGTTCCCTCCTTCCCGATGGCACGGAGCAACTGTGTCACCGTCAGGTCCGACGCGTCCACCTGCGTATAATGTGCGTTGGGCGGACAATAGGGGGGCATGGTGCATCTACTTATTATAATATGTTTTTAGTCGTTTAAGTAGATATCGAGAGACCGAGCCGATGGGTCTGTCGCATCACAGAACTTGGGCATCCACTTATATGGAATTAAACGCTCGTACTCCAACGGATAGAACTTATTGAAAATCTCCTTATAGTAGGCCTCCTCGGACTTGTCACCAAGATAATCCTTGATAATATTGTGCCATGAGTCTGTTTTGGAACTTACACCATCACTGAACGCCTCCTTCTTCCTCCATATAACAGAATGAGGGAGGATACCTGTGTCCGCAAATGCCTTCCGCAGCATATACTTCTCGGGCTTGTCATCGGGTGACATGATGCTCGCACTCTGGTCGATATAGAATTTCACAAATGTCTTGTCTGCAAACGGAGCCCGTGCCTCAAGCCCGTGGGCACAGATGGTACGGTCACTGCGCAAACTATCGAAATAGTGAATATCACCAAGAAGGCGCCTACACTCCTTGTTGAACGCAGCATTGTCGGGGGCAAGTTTCATATACAAGTAACCCCCACACACTTCATCGGCATAATCCCCGTTTAAAACGACCTTGAAATCAGTATGCTCCTTAATGTATTTGCCAATTAAGTAGTTGCCCACGCTGGCGCGGACAGTTGTCACATCATAACTTTCGATCGCCCTGATGACCTCTGGGATGGCAGCGAGAAACTTGTCTTTCGTCACCTCGACATTGGTGTGGTTACTTCCGATGTGGTCGGCGACCAACTGAGCATGGATAAGGTCAGGTGAACCGGCCATACCAATGGAGTACGTGTGGAGGTCGTCGACGTATTCCTTCGCCAGTGCACACACCAGACTGCTGTCGAGACCACCAGACAGGAGGCAGCATACGCCACCGTTGTCGCACATCACCCTCTTCTTTACGGCGGCTGTAAGTAGCGCGCGCACGTAGATATCCGTACACGCAACACTGTGGGCGGTGCGGACCTGAGTACCCAGGGGCGAGTAGTATTCCTCGAACCGTTCAATTTGTCCATGGTGTACAACCATATAGTGCCCGGGTGGGAACTGCTGAACACACGACGGTGCGCATGTGCCAAGTAACGCCTTGGCCTCCGACGCAAACGTAAACCCCTTCTTCGTATCCCTCCCCCAGAACAGAGGCCGGACACCGTGCGGGTCGCGGGCGGCAATGAGTGATTCGTGTTCCCTGTCATATGCAAGAATGGCAAATTCGGCATCAAGTTCATTGAAAATGTCCTCATATTCGCCATCCGCATGGGCAATAAGTGGCGCGATGACTGCACAGTCGTTGGTAGTATACCCCTTATCCGAAGAAATGGTATCACCACCAAAATGCATGGACTGTCGGATCTCCTCGTGGTTATAAATCTCGGCGTTGGCAACAACACGAATGGTACCATAATCGAAAGGCTGCGTATATATATCACTCGGTCCACCTGTCACCATGAGCCTGCTGATACCCAGACATACGTCATGGGTCTGCTTGACAACAAAGTCGTCGGGTCCACGGTGCTTGATTGTTTCCAGTGCACGTGAGGCGTCCGCTATGGTATGGCCAACCGTCGCTACAATACCACACATAGTTATTTATATAGACGGTTACGTTTTTAAGTACTTGTGGCACCGGCATAACGGGCAAGTTGATCCCTTATCAAGCCATTGATAAATACATGATGAATGAAAATGGTGACCACAAACCATGGTCGCGGTATCATCACTAACCCCTAATCTCTCTAGGCATATGGCGCACGGCTCTGAATGGGCATGACACTTGTTCGTAACAAAATCACATGAATGGTTTTTACACTTGCCGACGATGCAGAGCATCGACTACTCCTCCTTATCACTATCACAGTCGTCCACTTTAATTAGTTGTGTCCTCGATGACTTGAATCTTGACCGCAAACTCTTGACCTTCTTCTTGGCAACCTTACCGGAGTATTTGCCCATGATGGAATCGATAAATTCCTCGTTGGCCTTGAGTTGTCCCAATTTATAGTTGTGTACAGCACACAAATTGGTAATAAATTGTTCAGAAAATCCACTCTTCCTGTAGAATTTAATCCAATCGGCTACATTTGACTCATTTGTAACGCCGTCATAATCTTCCATACATGCAGGAAGTTTGGGTTCTTTCCGCGTCCGCCCAATGGGCAAGGGGCCGTGCTTGGCGTAGTAGGTTTCGTGGTCGCGGATAACCCTATCGGTAACGTGGTCCGGGAACTTATGAATCCGCAGGAAATCGACATGGGCCTTGTAGTCACCGGCAATGGGTTCAAATTTACTTTCGAACTCGTTGTTGGTAGGGGGTTGCGCGACTGTCGTGAGGATAGAACGAAGAACACCGGGCTTTGCGTATGTCGGGGCGGGAACCTCGGGGGTCGCAGAGAATCGGGGCTTGTTCTGCCGGGATGGCTGGATGACGGGCATTGTTATTGATGGATATCATTGTTGTGGTTTGTTTGTTATTAATTAAATTCATACACATATTTACTCATCGTCAACCGGTGCTTTGGGAGCGAATAGACCGGTTGCGTCTATGTTAAACCTCATCAGCATATCTGTGACGTTCATCGATACGCCTGGCACTTCCCCCAAAGTGTTGAACATATACATGGCAACTTTGGCCAGTATATAAAGAGCGATCAGATTCCCTATGAGACTAAGAATGTTGAGACCCATACCACCACCACCTGGAATAATAATTGTAGACATTTACTTTTACTATTAGCAACTAAAATTTCCACCGCTTGTCGCAGTTATGGCATGTGACGAAAGTGGTCATGGGCTCATCGGCGCTTCTTGTCTGTAGTTGGTAGTAACTCGTCTTCATGGACTTACACCGCCCACACTTGTTCGCGCCCTCGAACGTGGCATCGTGCTCCCGCTGAAGTAGAAACTCCTTGTGGAGGGTTTCTTCCCTGTATGTCCTGGTAGCCGTTGCGTATGGCCCGGTGGGCCACATCTGCTCGGGGAGAAGGAACGCAAACTTGGTGCTATCAATCCTGTGTGTCTTGATGTCATCGGCAAGCGACGGGTTCTTGGGGTTGAGGATGTTAAATCTGCATTTAAGCCATTCCTGTTTATAGAGATGCCGGAACGTCTGGTCCTTCCACGAGCATCCAATGTTGGACGAATGCTTGGCAATCCGGATGGTACTGTTGAAAATCGACTTTTCAATGTTGGAGCAGATTGCCTTGGTGAAACCAGCCTTCGTCCTCAACTGGGTGCACACGAAACTGCGCAGTTCTGACATGGTTATTTATTTTTATAATATTTTGTAATATTATACCTTATAAGTTTTAACACATCATTATGAAGTCACTGTACGTCAATGGTCTGAAGCGAGGTACGTTCATGTATACCATTATCGATGAGTGGGGTATAATAGTAGACCAATTGGTGACTGACTATGATACCATTATGCGAATGGCACGTTCGAATGAATACCAGGTACACCTGATGTCACACCAACGGCGTCTCAGTCCCTTGTAGTGCGGGTAATACAGAGCATTGACTCCAGATTGTTTGTGTTCAATTTCACCGGTACCGGACGTTTCAACTTCAGTGTATCCGTCTTCGTCGTACAGTTACTGATATTTTTCAATCGTTTCTTCTTCTCATCCTCTGTATCCTTGTGAGCCTTGTCTTCCCGTATAACAACTGTATGTAACCTATGCTGATTATTGGGCATACTGCATACTGGCGGGAGTACGGCAAAATGACTCCTGTACTCTTCCTCCGTGAATTTACCACCGAACTTCTTCAGTGTGTACCTGTCGGGTGCACACTTGAGTGGTAGGATCTTGCCGTATTTAATTTTCCGTGTAAGAGTTATAAATTGTTGGATTTCACCAAACTTGATACGATTCTCTTTGAGGTTATAACTCTTCATGCATTCCCACGAGCAGAACTGGCCCATGGTCGAAAACTGACGACCACGGTCATCATAATTGTAGGGGATGGCAAGTGACTCGCCCAGGATATCGAGTGTGCACCACCAACAGCAAGCACATTGATTCATATAAAGACTTCAACAGTACAATCTTTATATGAGTTTACTACTGAGTATAGATGTAGGAATTAAGAATCTTGCGATGTGTCTTATGGACACCTCGAATAATAGGATTGTAAATTGGGATGTGTCGGGTGTGCCCCCCATGCATGAGGATGGATTGTTTCCCTGCTTACGTGACCACCTCAACGAACGCCCGTGGATACTTACGGCCAAGACCGTTCTGATAGAAAAGCAGCCCGACAAGAACAGGGGAATGAAGGGTGTCCAGCACTTCCTCCACGCATACTTTGTCATCCATAACAAGAACACTATAATTTATGATGCAAGGCACAAGGTCCCCGACGTGGTTGGGCCCGGCAGAGCCCAGTATCTCAAGCGCAAGGCTACGGCGATCGAGCGGACACACGAGCATCTGAAGGTGGAGGAGATTAACAAGGACTGGCTGGAATTATTCGAGGGGTCAAAAAAGAAGGACGACCTGGCGGATACGTTCCTCCAGGGACTTAGCTATATCAACCGGGTCGAGGTCGCGCCACAGACAAAAAAGGCAAAGAAACCGACACCACGGCGACCCACGGCAAACCAGAAGACTACCAAGTATTCTAAGAGTAACCTACTCTGGTTGATGAGAGACCTGGGCAAGGAAAAGTTTATCAAGACCAAGCGAATTATGAAAGATATGAACCGGTATTACAAGTCACCCGAAGAGGTATTAAGGATTCTGAACGAGTAATGTATAGAATGGCACATAAGCGCTTTGTAGATGGTATAGGCTTCGTATCTATCATGCAATGGACCACAGACGACGAGATTATTAGGATTGCGCGGATGACGTATGGTAATGAACTTTCGCGCGAGAATTTGATGCGATATATTACAGAGAACCACCATGATTCTATCTTTGAAATGGCTCATTTCATGTTCCACATCAAGATGCCTGGCACAGTGGCTAGACAGCACATCCAGACCAAACTGGGCAATTGTCACCAACTGACCGAGTTCCCAGGCGAGGCATATGTATCACCTAACATGGAGCATGAGCTCTCTGAGATGCAGGATTTCGCATACCGTACGAGTAGTTCAATCTACAGTATTATGAAGGACCATGGTGTATCGGACAGTGATGCATGCCTGCATATCCCGGCATCGACGTATACGGACCTATACTGGAAGGTCAGTGGCAAGGAACTGATGGATTATCTCACCAAGTTTGCCAATGTATCGGATAAGCACATTATCAAGGAGTATGCGACCGCGTTGCGCGCAATCACTAGCCCCACCGCACCCCTCATGTTCGGGGCACTGGCCGACTGTAGATTGAATGCGATCACACTCGATTCGCGTGAGATGGAGAAGCTTGCCCATTTGGTATCTGATACAGATGGAACCAGTTTCACGATGGGGGATATGTCCAAGGCAGAGATTAAGCAGTTTAAGAAGAAGGTCAATATACTTATAAATGGTAACGCTTAGTTTTGATTCAATTATAGTAAAACCAATGTATGACAGGGAGGGTAGAAAATATATGGATATCTGCGTTCCACAGGATGTAGCAGCACATGTCACAAAAATTCACGAAAATGAACAGGCCCGCCGCACTATTCCCATCGGTAACTCTTTATGGGGAAATGTACTGTGTGTCAAGGTACCATACAGGTACAAGAGGGTTGACTGTGATGTATTGGGTATAACTCCAGTACAAGACATGCAAGAGGCCGATGAAATATCAAACGTAATTGAGTTTAGTGGTGGATGGCACACTGGCATGTTCTGGAAGTTCACACAAATTGGTTTGCGTTGACGACCAAAAGAAAATATTTACTAATCTTAATACCATAATAAAATGTCTGGTGGAATATCTCAGCTTGTTGCTATCGGTGCTCAGGACGCCCATCTCGTCGGTGACCCCCAGGTCTCCTTCTTCAGATCGGCCTTTAAGCGCTACACTAACTTCTCCCAGGTGCGTCACCGCCAGGTGATCCAGGGTAACCCCGGCCCCGGTGGTACATCCTCGGTTCGCTTCGAGCGCAAGGGTGACCTCCTGAGTTACACATATCTTACCAAGAAGGACGCGGGTGTCATCCAGGCGGATATCGTCGCCAACATCGACAAGGTCGAGCTCTACATAGGTGGTCAGCTTATTGACACTCAGACGAAGGATTACTCCACCCAGATCTGGAACAACTTCGAGACATCGAACTCCCAGAAGGCGACCATCCCCTCGGACTTCTACCCCCTGCACTTCTTCTTCTGCGACAACTTCGTCCAGTCGTTGCCCCTCGTTGCCCTCCAGTACCACGACGTTGAGATTCGCATCTACTGGAGCAGCACGGCCATGGCCACCACAGACTCGTTCGAGTGCTGGTCCAACTTCATCTACCTTGATGACTCCGAGCGCAAGTTCTTCGCTGAGAACTCCCACAACATGCTCATTAAGCAGGTTCAGGAGGTGCAGCCTTCCAACGGTTCCGTTCAGGACCTGACCTTCAACCACCCTGTCGCGTACATGGCCGGCATCGCCGAGAACCCCACAGACGGTGGCAGTGTTAACCGTATGCAGGTTCAGTTCAAGATTAACGGCACGGACGTTGGTGAGAGCATGGAGATTACACCCCACTTCACCAAGGCCCCTCTGTACTACACAGCTGCATCGGGCAAGTACTCCACCGTCCCCCGCTTCGGTATCGTGTTCGCCCTGGACCTGGCCAAGAACCAGCCCTCGGGTACACTCAATTTCTCGCGCCTCGACTCGGCCCGCCTCATCGTCGACGACAGTGGCAGGATCTTCAACAAGAGCATCTACGCCGTCAACTACAATGTCCTCAAGATTGAGAGTGGTCTTGGTGGTCTGATGTTCAGTAACTAAATTTTACATTCACTAAAAACTAAAAAAACCCAAAACTCAGATGAAACCCATCACCTGAGGTTTGCGATAGCGCCCACCAAGTGGAGCCTGTTGGAGAGGATGGAGCACTCGCGCTGCCAGTAGCACACGTTCTTCTGCTCCGTAAGCAGGTCACATTCAAGTTGTTCGATGCGCGCATTATGGGGAGACCGATGCACCTTCTTGTTCGCATTGAACTCCCTGGTTGCTTTGTATACGGAATTCATAGGGTGCTTGAGGGAATTCCATACTATCGTCCCAACCTGTGGCATGATAACCTCAGCCCCGAAATCCATACCACATCCTTTAGAAGGCACCAACGACGGGTTTTTCTGTAAGAAATTGAAGGTGGCTGCCTCAATAAGTCTCCCCTTGGACGGCTGTGTCTTGATGGTCCGGGTAACTCCCAGCACACGAGACGACCGGGCCGGCATGGTGGATGAGTATTGACCAGTAGGTGGGTGTGGTAATATTAGTAATTTTCACACATTTATTCCAACAAGTCTACCCACCAAGGGGGACCAACCTCATCCCAGCATATATCATGAATTTCATCAAGAACTTCCTCTATCTCGGTTATGTACCCGCATCCGTACGTCAACCTGTTCCTGTAACACTCAAATATGGTCCTTTCACCTATTTGAATATTGCTTTCCAGATAATTTATCAAATTATTTGTTATTCCGTTAGGGAACATATATGTAATTGTTTATTTATTCTTAAGTGCCTCTGCAGCATCATGTGCCAATTTGTCAACCTTCTGATTGTGGGGGTTTACAGAATGTGCCTTCACCCATTCAAATTCCACCCTACCTTTCAGCGCGATAATCTGCTTCCATAGGTCTACGTTCTTCACGGCGCCACCGGTCGCTGTCCTCCATCCATTCCTCTCCCATTTCTTAGACCAAGTCGTAACACCCTGCTTACAGTAATTACTATCTGTCACAATCTTGGTAACACCTTCAATCTGAAGTGCTTCCAGGATGGCGCGCATTTCCATCTGGTTGTTGGTGGTATGGGGGTGAGTACCAACCTTCTCTACGCCAGTAGAGGGGCAGTACAGCGCCCACCCCCCTACACCCGGGTTCCCCAGGCAACTACCGTCGGTGTAGATATCCATACTTGATTTATAAGAGCTGAATGTTTTTATTACGGTAAATCTCAGCCTTGAAATCACCGTCCATACCGGTAACACTGATATCCTCGTTACCGTAGAACTCTTCGCACCCTATGTCCTCTGTGCAGTCCTTGCTGTTGTGGGTCACTGGCAGAGAGTATATCTGGTTACCAGGGGTTGTTGTATAATAGTTAAATCGATTACGGTAGGCAGTGCTTTCCTTGCCGTAGAGAGGGAGAATCTTGCCGTCTGGGTTTGTCAGTAGACCCATCTGCTGAAACACCGGTGGCTTGTATACCTTGAGCGGGGGCTCACGGAACTCCTGCTCGCGGGTAACCGTCGGCATCGCCCAGTGAACACTACGCATGGTCTGGGTGGAGAGATCGTCATCGTCGACGTCGACGTCATTGTTATTGAACAGAGCCACAATTAATAATACAATAATAAGTGAAAGAAGTGGAAGAAGATACTTCATTATATGTTTTTACAATATAAAAAAAGACCGAACAATCTTATCACCTGAAGTATTAATAATATTTTCAATGGCACAAGAAATATCATACCACCCAGAAACGCACCAGCAATATATGAAATCTTATCACCCAGGAAATTCTGCATGGACGCGGGATCCCTGATATTTCCACATTTAACTAATCCTTCTACCCCTTCACCGAACCCTGAAAAATGTAATATTATTGATAAAATTATTGCAATAATTCGGATAGGTATATAATGTATAATAATTTGTGTAACAGATAGTCCCAATGAAAAATGAAGGAAGGAATATATATCGAACAACCCGCCCATGGTGTCTTAAACATAATAAACATTTATTCTCTAAGAATGGACCATGCCAACCAAGCGGTCCGCCCTGACACGACTGGCAATGGACGAGGCAATGAAGAGTGAACACAGGGGTGCCAAACATGGGGCATTGCTTGCAAAAAAAGGCAAAGTCATATGCTGTGCCCATAACCGATACTGCGGGCAGCACAAGATGAACCACTTTAACTCAAAACGAATCTGGTCCATGCATGCCGAAATGTCCCTCCTTGGCAAATTGCCCAAACATGTGACAATGGGTGCAGATCTGTATATTGTACGTGTTGGTAATGATGGCGATACACAGACTTCAAAGCCTTGTGATGTATGTACAACCATAATCGTCCGCGCTGGAATCAAGAATGTGTATTATTCGTGAACCATACAGGGGTATCGCGTCTAGACCATGCACAGAAATGAGCTTTGCCACCACAATAGAAATTCCTGTATGCCTGGACGGTATCCCCGGAAACCTTGTACTCGTCGGGCATGCATTGTGGAACGGCGGTCCTGACAATACTATCAAAACTGGGTGGATTCTGGGCAAGCCATAAGATGTGCTCAACGCACCCATGATGGTGGCCGTAGCGATACTTGAATTCAACCGCAAGAGAGATGGAAAGTGCAAGAGCAAGGGCGTAGTTTGAACGAGAAGCACGGACCCATTTGGTCATCGGGTGGTTGGGGTGAGCCTTCTTGTATCCATGCAAACCCGTCGATTTGCATATAGGTGCCGTATCGGGTACACCGGAATTGTTCATATGCCATGATGTATAAAGCATCTGAACAATTTCTAATATCATCTTCACCACATGTTTATCACAGTGCCACTGGGCACATTGTCTGGGATTTTCGGATAATAAAAATAAATTCATTTTATAAATTTCTTATAAATTTCAACGTTAGTTGAATATATACTACTCCATAACGGGAACAAATCCGCTCTCTCTCCCCATCATCTTGCACATACCGTTCTCTATGCCCACACATTCAACCTTCTTCAACCCCTCGGGCGCCTCGCCGTCTGACTTACCACACAGTGTTCTCTGGCATACATTTTTGCCTTCGTCATCAACCTTGAACCAACTGAGCGCGGCCATTCTCTCTGGCTTATAAATGTCAATGTACTGCTTGAGGATTTTAGTGCGTAAAGCCTTCCTATCAAGACGGACTGCGGCATTCAATTGGGCGAATGTCTGCTTCTTCATGTGCTTGTTGTTCTTGAGGTCGAGGGCCTTCTCGGGCGCCTCGTCAGTTGGTGGCTCCTCCATACCCTCCGTCCTGGTGCATACCAGGATGTATCCCAGAACACAGATGGCAATAAGTGCGATAACACAGTTTGTCTTCATTATTATAATACAGCAATAAAGTTTCTGGCCTGAATATGAATATGATTGGACGGACCGGCCTAATAATTCAAAAGTCAGACTGGTCCGACGTTGATAGAAAAGCATTAACAGTGAGGCCAGAGGTCAACAAAGAGTATGGATTCCAGCCTCCTGCATTTCGCGTATATAGAACAGGAAAGAAGACCATATGCGCCCCCAGGTATTACAGAGATGTTCCATGCAGTGTTGATAATAGAAGCCCTCCTGAGCCTCTGGGCAAGATTCGGTTCGTAGGGGCGCTACGTGATTCAACGAGCCAGAATGAGGCACATGACAAGACCGTAGAGACCATGCGCACCATCGGGGGTGGTATATTGTCACTCCCCTGTGGTTACGGTAAAACCACCGTCGCCCTGGCGGTTGCGTGTACTATGAAAGTGCGCACAATGATTATCGTTCACAAGGAGTTTCTCGCAAACCAGTGGCGCGACCGAATCAAACAGTTCTGCCCGGGTGCAACCATCGGGAAGGTACAGCAGAATAAGGTCGAAACCAACTGTGATTTCGTGATAGCTATGTTACAGAGTCTTTCTATGAAGGATTATCCCATAGAAACATTCGAAGGTATCGGAATGGTAATTGTTGATGAGGCGCATCATATATGTGCAAGGGTGTTTTCGCAATCATTTTTTAAGTTTTGTCCCAAGTACACCCTGGGGTTATCCGCCACACCAGTCAGGAAGGACGGGCTGACCAACGTCCTGCATTGGTTTCTGGGCCCAACCATCTTTGCCGTGGAGCGGGAGGCATGTGGTACAACAATTGTAAAAGTAAAGAAATTCAATTGCGACCACTATAAATCTCAGCCACCCACAACTCGATTTGGCAAAGTGTCCCTGGTGCATATGATAACTGACTTGGTGGAGAATGAAGACAGGAATGATTTCATAGAAGAACTCATTCGGTCATATGCCACCGGGTCCAGACGGATTTTAATCCTAAGTGACCGCCGTCTGCACTGCGAGGAACTGGCTCGCAGGCTTGCGGACCTTGGTACTGGGTTGTATATGGGGGGTATGAAGGAAGCTAAACTTGCAGAATCCGCTGAACAGAAAATCATCGTTGGCACTTTCAGCCAGGCCCACGAGGGGCTCGATATTCCTGTTCTAGATACTGTGCTGCTGACAACCCCCAAATCTGATGTGAAACAGGCTGTGGGTCGTATTTTACGTGAAACAACGGGCAAGAAAAATGATCCAGTCATTCTGGATATCAAGGACAATTGGGGGTTGCTGGGCTCAATGTTCTACAAGAGGAGAAAGATGTACAAAGAATCGGGTTTCGAAATCGAAACAGAGGGGGATGACGAGCAGGGCGAAAGGGAGCCGGTTGCATTGACGGGGTTTTGTTTCAAGGATATATAACACTATTTAGAAACCGCATGAATAAGATTGATGAGTTTATTCGTGCGAGCCAGGGAAATTGTGTCGTACTTGGAACGCACCCTGGTTTTTTCCTGTGGGGATCTAGACTTACTCATTTCCATATTCATTGATGTTAGTTGCACTGGGGTCAGGAATTGTCCCGCCATTATGTTTAGTTACTCTGGAGAAAATAATTTCACCTAACTAGTTTCATTCTGGCAAGACCCTTCTTTAAGGTGCCGGTCTTCTTAACCTGTGGGACAGATGGGTCTGTTATGGCACGAATGGCCGCGCAAGCAAGTTTGACATTCTTATAATCTTTGGGGTTAAGACCCAACTTCTCGAGTATCCTGTCAATATTGCTCCTGTTTAAAGAACTGCATAATTTATTATCAATTTTCATACGATCCTTGCTGTTCAACGTGGTCTTCACACCAGGTGTGGCGGCCTTCTTGGGTGTGGGTGTGGCGGCCTTAGTGGGTGTGGGGGCCTTCTTGGGTGTGGCGGACTTCTTGGGTGTGGGGGGCTTATTGGGTGTGATGTTGTTGAGCAGGCCGTTTAACATGTTGTTCACATTCTTGTTATTGGCAATATTACGGGCAATGGGTTTCGGTTGTGCACGTGCACGTGCGGTTATATTATTACCATTACCCTTTCGGATATTCAAAAACACCACGGGCTTCTTGGCCATAACGAAGTTAGGGGCACGGGTTATAACCGCCACACGTTTGGGGACGGTAGCTGTGGCGACCCCGGGTGCACGTTTACATCCCTTGGCCTGTTTGATTGCGTCGCACAGTGGCGGCTTGCTTCGTTTGAATCTACTCGTCTTAATACCAATGCCCTCGGCAATCATCTTCAATTCATTAACTGTATATGAACTACACGGTTTCCCGTTAATCATGAGGTCACCATTCTTATTCATTCTACACTGCACCGTAATGACCCGTGGCACGATGGCCTTGGGTTTGGACATGGGTCTGGACACGGGCATACGGGGTACTGTAGACGATATCTTGGTACGCCCGATCATATGGACCGCAAGGTTAAAGGGAATCCTATGAAACGGTGTAAAGTATGGATCACTCAGCGCCTCAGTAGGGTTATATGCAGGAATTGTACCCTGCTTCAATAAACGCCCTTGTTTCATTTCCGGCTTGCCCATGACGCGATCGAGAAAATACATCGTTGGTAGGATCTTCGTCCTGTAAGGCAGTAGGTGATACCTGAGCGATGACATGAATACATAAAGGTCATAGGCGGGATCGGAATCCACGCGGATACCATAATCCTCCGCGTACTCACCCGACGTAACCCTGGGGTTGGGTGTTTTGCTTGAATGGGCAAACCCAAAATCACCAAGAAGGGGTGTCACACCAATATCCTTTATGTTGAAATCAGAACGGAGTGAAGTATTACGGGCAGAGAGAAATGTGTTGCCCCCTGCCTCAATTTTATGTGTATCCATAAAGATATTGTCTGTGTGGAGGTCGTTATGGGTGATACCCACCTTACCCAGATCCCTGAGAGCGAACAGAACGCGGGCAATTATGTTCATCATGGTACCATCGGTAATCCTGGTGGGGTGTCTCTTGATCCATGCTGCAAGGGTTCCACCGTTGCAGTACTGCATCATCATCATGGCTCTATTGTCACCGCAATCCTTAAACGCGATTGGCTTAACGACACTGCCGGAGTATCTGCTAGCGCGTTTGGTATTCATGAATTCAATCTTCATCTCGGCGGGTTCATTTCCCACCTTGACGGCAACACGCGAATCACAATTACCGTCGGTACACCCCATATAGACTTTGCCCTCCTTCCCCGAACCTATCAGGTGCGCACCCTTGATTGCCCTGTTAAGTTTCGGGAGTGATAATACATTTATTGTTTTGTTTTTGTTTGCAATAATATAATTGGAAAATCTCTTTTTACTAGTTTTGTTAATTGACGCATGGGAACGGTATAAATAAGTTTTCGGTTTACATAAATCTATCTTTAATTTTTCTAGTGATTCTATCAGTTTTTCCCCCATTGTAGTTAGTTGTTATTTTTTTACGCGTCGTCCTCGACAACATCCTCGTCCTCGTACTCCTCCTCGTCCTGCGGAGTGGTAGACCCACCCTCATCGTCGAGCTTGAAGGCAAAGCCAGTGAGCTTGTCGGTGGGGTAGACCAGCGCCTGCTCGAGACGGATGGAGACACCACACTTGTTGTCGATAATCCAGACCTGGTTGAGCTCGATGATGGTAGCAACCATCTGCCCCTTCTCGAGGTCAGAGAGCGCAATCTTCTGCCCCTTGGGGGTGTAGGTCTCGGCGCTGAAGCCGTCGTCGCGGTTCTTGAACACCTTGAGCTTGATGGTAGGGCTGTACTTGGGGTCGCTGGGGTCCTTGACAATGGGCTTGTAGAGTGCGTCGCGGATGACACTGGCGGAGTGCTTCTTACCAAGCCATGCCGAGGAGTTCTTGGCAATCACACCGACGATGGCATCGTCAAGAGCCCGCAGCGTCGTCATGAGGCCATCGTTGTTCTCCAGGGACATGTCGAGGGAGTAACTGGACCGACCACTGCTGCTGTCGGTGAACTCACTAATGCCGAAGGGCGCGCGCATCTTGGGCAACTGAATCTGAAGCTTGTTCCTGGTGGCGTCTGTAAGATAGACTACCTTACCGCCCATCTTGTTCTTCCGCAGGTCGGTGAAGTTGACCATGGAAGCATCGAAGGTAGTGTGGTGGATGATGTTATCGTGGCTGGACATAGTTGGTGGTGGTGGGGTGGGGGTTCTATGTATACAAGCATTCTCATCTTTAAGTCCGTGTTTCAGGTCTCAAAAGTCATCATCGTTAAAACAGATGCTGTTATCACTAGCGGATAAACCCACCGACGATTTCCCGTAATCCCCAACCCTCTTTTCAAAAAAGTTGGTTTTTCCGTCGAGACTGATGTTTTCCATGAAATCAAACGGGTTCTCAGATTTCCATATTGTAGCATAACCGGCTTGCTTAAGTAGGCGATCGGCAACATATTCAATGTATTGACCCATCATATCGCTATTCATCCCGATAAGTCTACACGGCAATGCATCGATGATGAATTCCTTTTCACACTCGACGGCCTTACGGACGATGTTGTGAATTGTCTGCGTATCCGGTCGGTTGTTGAGGTGCCCAAACAAGGCGATGGCGAAATCCTGGTGCATACCCTCGTCACGACTAATGAGTTCGTTCGAGAAGCATAGACCGGGCAGGATACCCCTCTTTTTCAACCAGAAAATGGCACAGAAACTCCCGGAGAAGAATATACCCTCCACACACGCGAAGGCGAATAGGCGCTCCGCAAATGGCAGACTGGAATCAAACCACTTCATCGCCCACTGTGCCTTGCCCTTAATACACGGAACGTTATCAATAGCATTGAACAACTTATCCTTCTCCATGGGGTCCTGGATATACTTGTCGATGAGAAGACTGTAAGTCTCACTGTGCACCTGTTCATTGTATTCCTGGTATGCATAAAATGCCCTAGCCTCGGAAATCTGTACCTCCTGGGCAAAATTAACATTCACGTTCTCGAGAACAATCCCATCCGACGCGGCAAAAAAGGCAAGAATTGTCTTAATAAAATGCTGCTCGTTATCGGACATATCGGACCAGTCGTTCATGTCAGCGGTGAGGTCAACCTCTTCCGCGGTCCAGAAACTACCCTGTGCCTTTTTGTAAAGGTCCCACAGGTCAGGGTACTGGATGGGGAACGTGGTGAAACGGGCGTTGCTGGGCTCCAGGATTGGCTCAAAATTGTCCTGGATGTATGTCTCCAGATCGAAATTATCACCGATGTGCTTTCCATCTACCAGTACCTGGGGGTACACAGAAACACGCTTGCCACACATTTCGTTTAACTCGCTGCGGTTGACTTGCTTCTTCTCGTACGAGATTCCCTTGGTCTTGAGCAGGTCAATTGTCTCAACACACTGAACACAACCCTCTTTGGAGAGAACAGTTACCTTCATTTATAATACAACCACTACATTTTTTAACTATATAAAAGAGTGTACCCATTATTTGAAAATGACCGATCCGCAACCCATCGTCGATAGAGTGCTCCTTGAAATCAAGGTGAAAAAGCAGTCCATCCATGCCATCCACGTGTGTTTCATTGTCGCCGACGTCCTGAAGAAATACAAGTTAAATTATACTGTAAAAAGGGGATATGCCGTCATGAACATGTCCGGAAACCAGGGGTGTTTCACGTACTTTTGGTTAGAAAATACCGACGGTGACAGACTTGACCCACTGAAAATACCAGGAAACAACAACAAATACTATCTGAGTATGCATGTACCAGACGGCGTAGAATGTATTGATAAGACCGAGCAGACAATTATGAAGGAAGCTAACGAGTTGTGGGACAAGCGGAATGATAGGTGGTTTCTTAACAATTCAACATTAACCATGAAGAATGGCATACTTAAAAAACATCCTAATAGTAGGCTCGGGTGATATGGATGTCGAGAGGAAGACGCAGCAATACCAGGCGGCTGCCATGGTCGACGAATTTAAAAAAAATTCAATCGCCGAAGGATGGAACAAAGAACAAGAGGATATATTAAAAGAATGGGCCGGCAAAGCGGCGGGGTATAGGTGGCTACACGAACAGTCGGCACGGCATTTTCGCCACCTCAACAACCGGTTCACGTACCCGCAGATTATACTCAGTACTCTGGCCGGTGTGGGCGGATTTGGAATCAGTACATCCGCAGCGGACAAATCATGGAATTCGGTGGGGTTTGTAATAGCAGGTTTTAATATAGTTTCAGCATTATTGGTATCATTCCAGAAATTCATATCCGCCGCCGAAAAGTCAGAAACGCATAATACAGTCAGTAGACAACTTGATGCGTTTTACAGAAATATTACAATGGAACTTTCTTTAAGTCCGGGCGACAGGACCGACAGCGTGGAATTATGCAAACAATGTAGAAATGAATATGACCGATTGATGAACGTCGCACCGTCAGTACCCCATAAAATCATACGTATGTTTCAGGAAAGATTCCCCAATGTCAGGTATAAACCCGACATAGCAAATGGACTTAGTGATATGAAAGTGTGGGAAGATTCAGCACAGAATAGACAAGAGGCCGCGGTCGAACTTATCCGAACACATTGCACGGAAGTGTACAGCCCCCAATCATTTTCTGGAGGCCCGGAAAATAATGTCTAGTATATGTAATATACATCATGACAGTTGGTTCTATGACAAAGGTAATGAACGGAACGGCGACGGAGACCGCCGGTGGTCTCGGGAAAAATCAAATCACGAAGACCAAGGAGGGCCGCCTCGTTAGCAAGGCCCAGGCTAAGAAGGGCAAGGCGAACCCCTGGGTGAAGGCCGTCTCGAAGGCCAGGAAGGAACTCGGCATAACCGGCTTTGTTCTCCTCAACAAGGGCACCGAGGGCACAAAACTGTATGCCAAGGCCAAGGAGATCTACGAAAAAAAAAAGTAAACTATATATAAATGGGCAAGGACTGCGTCCGCGCGTGGAAACTCTGCGTTAACAGAGCCAAGAGAAATGCCGGTATTCCGGTCAAAACATACATGCTCCTCCGTGGTCGCATGTTAAAGGATGCACAGCAGATGTATTGTGCAATGGGATTTTAAATATTATAATAATATAAACATGAACAAGGATATTTCGACGAAGTTTGCCAACTCCAAGCGTCGCACAATCTTTACAACACCAGGCGGTCGTTCGTACATTCGCACCGCCAGTGGCATGAAGCAATATGCCCCCAAGGCCAAGTACGCCATCAAGGGCGGTAAGATGCTCACCGTCAAGAAGGACGGTGCACAGGTCGCCCCTTCCATCCGCGGCAAGGTTGGCCCGGCAGGCAAGGGTGACTCCAATCTCTCTACCGGCTTCGCCAACTCCATGCGCCGTACGATCTTCACGACACCCGCCGGCAAGGCGTACACACGCACTTCCAAGGGTATGAAGCAGTATGCCCCCAAGGCCAAGTATTCGCTTGACAAGGCGCGTAAGATGCTCACCGTCAAGAAGAGTAACGCCATGAAGGTCGCCCCGTCCATCCGCGCCAAGGCGGCAGGTCTCACCGGTGCCCCGGTCGCCTCCATAATGAAGGTGGTCTCGACCGCCCGCAAGCAGCTCCGCAAGCTCCCCGTGCGCAAGCCCGCCAATGTGATGAAGAACACCACAGCCGCCGCCGCCAAGCTCAGCAAGCTCCTCAAGAAGAAGCTCGCCTTCAAGTTCTAAATACCATATATACTCAGTGATTAATAATCACCACTGAATATATTTGTTGTGTCTACTTATTATTCTTATTCTTTATAGTCAGTTTATTAGTCATACCAACGCGGCTTTTCATGGCCTTAATAGTTTCTTTACCCTGTTCGGTTAGTGAAAGAGCACTGGTTCCGTTAGAAACGGCAATTCCCACTGACACTATATATATGGTATAACAACACCTATCGATTATTTGTTTCAATAGGGCTAAAATATATAAACCTATTTTCCCATCCGTCGAGACATTGTAACCACACATCTGGGTATGAAATTGGGCAAACGGTAACGCGGCAAACCCCTTTATCTGGCGCATTGAAAATTGGAGCGCTATTGCGGGTAAAGTACTCGGTATAGTAGCCACCACCACGGCGGAGAGGCCTACCAATTCGCCCTGGGTAGGGATGAGAAAATTACGTTTTCTCATGGTCTGTCCTGATGCAAATTTCGATAAACTCTGTGCTGTATACGCTGCTATAGCCGACAGAAGGGGCGCGATGAACGTAGATTCCCCGCCCACCTTCATGACGGTCTCATACAACAATGATATCACATGAATACTGTGATAAAGCGCTCTATGTTTATTTTCTTGATTCCCTACAATCTGATATGCTTTACTTTGCATATGATAGGCACTGAGTGCCAGGGTCAATGCTACTACTACATTTACACCGCGGTATACTATTTTTTTGGCGACGCCGCGTGCGCCGGGGCGGGTGACGACGGCAACCTTGACATTACTGGTATTGTTAATTCTCCTTTGTATCCCTCCCACCTTGTTATTAACAGTCCCGGTTCCATTGTTCTTATTGCTAAGATTTGTAATAATCACCATGCAATTAGCGAATATTATTTTTATTACTGTTGTTGCTTCCACTGGAACCACTGCTTGTGTTGTTGTTGTTGTTGTTGTTCGAACCCCTGATGCTGGCTGGCATCATGAGCATGTTCTCAAGGTTCTTGGCCTCTTCGGCCTCCTTTACAAACTTCTTCGCATAGGCTGCCATCTTCCTCTTCCATGCAGTGTTCATAAGTATGCCCTGGTTATTGAGGTCATTCGCAAACTCCTTGTAGTCGCCAGCACCCGGCGCATACCCAGCCTTCTCTGCGGCCTTCATGAATATGGGCAGACCCTCCGCGGCCAGACGCATCTTCTTCTTACGGACGTCAGATGCAGCCTTCCTCTCCGCCTTCCTCACCATGGCCTCGGCCTTCTTGGCCATAGCCGCCGCGGCCTTCCTGGTGGCAGTAACAATGGCCTTCTTGTCCCTCTTGTTGGCCGCCACTGCATCACCTATGGCCCGTTTCATCAGGTTATTGGCACCCTTCGCAGCGGCGGCGTTGGCAACCCCACGCGCACTGTCCTTCTTCGCGGCGGCCTTCCTGCTAACGACGGCAGCGTTCTTATCAGCAATCATTCTCTTGCGACCGTTCTCTATGCGCGCCACCAGGTTAGTGGTGGACATAGACATACTAGCCGTAGAATTGTTCATCGCCTTAGCGACGTTAACCAGATACTGCTTGGGGAAAGATTGCATTAAACGCTTGCCTATGCGACCGGGGTGGATCTCCGCGCCCTTAACTCTAGGCACGTATGCCGCGTTACCCAGATATCTGCGCTGGAGCTTGGCGCATATAGCATCCTTCTTAAGTTTTGATGCGTCCATAACTATCTTGGATTCAACTATCATATCGCGTAATTCCTTGAGACTGTATCTCTCACACTGACGACCGGCAATGCGGATAGTTTCGAATGGTTTTGTGGTACCGTTGCGCTGTCTCATACTGGCGACCATACGCTCTATGCGGGGGGCGGTGCTGGCGTTGGGTGTCGCCGGTGCTACGCCATTCTTAATACCGAACAACTCCTTGACACTTGCAGGGACCGTATACCCCCATTTGGTGTACGCAGCCGTCATAGTCTTCGTTGTGCCCTTTGATATCTTGGGAATCTTATAGCAGCACGCCTGACCCTTGGTGTTGGGGCGCACATAATGCCCCGGTGGGCACTTGGTCCCGTTACCGGTAGGGCGAAGAGCGACCTTGCACGTTGAACCCGTATTAAAGCGACCCTTGGGCCCGGTGCGCTTGGACGGGCTAACAACACGGTTCTTCATAAACAAACCATCATCGTCGAGCTTCTTGATAACCCGTTTGGCACTGGCGATGACGGTACTGATGTCCGCCGCCTTGAACTTCTGCAGGGTTACCTTGCCCTTGATTGTCAGTTTCATACCCGCGCCACCCGGGAGGGCGTATTCAATGTAACTGGTAGTCTTGATGGCCCGGTTGGTGTATGTGAAATTTCCTTTGTAGTTACGGAGTTTACGTATATCCAGGGTGTACCCAATCTGGCCGTTCACCATAATGTTATTCACCCTAGGTGCGGACGGTGTCCCTGCCCCGGGGATATACTTGCGGACAACGGCATTCAGGAACTTTAGGGGTTGCGTCTCGGCGCATCGCAGGTCACCATCCGTGCAGTTAGTATAGGACCCTGCAATCTGATATTTACCACTCTTAAAGAAAGTAATCGATGACTTATGACCGTCCGTTGTCTGTGTCTTGATAATGATATCACCAACACGTGGTATCCCGTTTGTAAACGCAGTTCTGTTATAGTTGAGGTTCGCGCCGGGCTTGACCATCCATTTGGTCTGGAGTCTGCCCGCTCTACCGCGAATATCCTGCAGTTCAAAGTTACCGAAGGAAGATTTTTCAATTTTAGTCGTTGTAATTTTTTTAAATAATTTCTGGTAATCATCGGGACTACCTAGTGTCCCTGTCGCATTATATGAAGATAAGACAAACACCATGTTTCTTAATGGTATATTTTATTTTAATTATTTACATATCATTTGAGAGGCCCATGAAATCACCGTCTATGACATCCAAGCCCACTACCCATGCCTGTGATGTATACTCAACATCCTGCCAGATACCCGCCATCTTGCGCACCTCCACACGCTTCGACGAGAAGGGGCCATTGTAAAAGTCTGGCATAAACTTCTGCTTGCTCAAGTTGTTGTCCCGGCAATGTTCGTTGAACTTGGCGATAAACTTCTTGAGCGGAATCTTCTTGTCAGTGCTATACTCAACCTCCGGCGCAGCCATGAAATGGCGCAGCGAATTGGTGGACAGCGCCATCTCCTCGCGGGCGTTCAGGAGCAACTGAGGCAGCTTGGACCAGATACCCGCACGCTTGTTCTCGGCTGCTTTCCCCAGATATGCCTCATTGCACTTCCTCATGATATTGCCCATCTCCTCCTTGAGCTTGAACGGGAGTTCCATATCCATATCCTCCGGCATGACCTGGCGCAGGAAAGGGAAGATGACCACGCGGCGCTGGATACTACCGGAGTTATCCTTGTACCCGGGCGGCTCGTTACCCGCAAACATACCCGGCGTCGACCACTCGATGGACTGGGCTGTCTTGAACTTCTCGGCGACCGACACACGCTCACCGGACACCATAGACTGGAAATCGGCCTGACCCAGACCGAACTTGTCGGTAATCTCGGGGGCAATGAAGACCAGCTTGTTGAAGATGGCGGAAAGACCGAATGCCTTCTCTGGCATGTCGGACAGTTGGCCGACGTCTTCACCCTCGTAAAAGTTAGCAGCAATCTCACACAACTTACCCTTGCCCGTCGAGGCCATACCCTTGAAGAACGGCACAACCTGCCACATATCCATCTCATTCACACTGTACAGCATGCGACCGATGAACGCCCACAGCCAGTCCTTCGTATCCTGGTCGTAATTCTGGTAATCCGTAATGGAATCCAGTGCAGGGGTGGGGATATCCCTGTACGACTTGTATACACTGTTGTCAAAATCATAGTCGAAATACTTGGCCGACACGATTCGCGGATCCAATCGGCGGAAACCGTCGGAATCGTATGGGTAAAACTTCATCTCCTTGGCAACATACAGGCCGTTGCGGAACGAAAACACGTTGCGAGTCTTCTTAAGTTCGGGGAACTGTGAATCTACGCACTTCTCGAGGTGCTCCACCAGGTTCTTGCGCACATGGCCGTTCTTGGTGAACTGGTTCCACAGCAGGGGAAACTTCTCCTTCTGCCCATACATCTTCTCCGTATAGTCGGCCACAGTATCGATCGACTTCCATGCCTTCGTATTGCGAATCTCCTCGCACACGAGTCCCTTGTAGCGCTTAAGGTTCTCCGACCGCAGAACCCGCAGCGAATGCAGAATCAACTTCTGCAGGTCGTTACTCTCGGTAACCATTTCGACATCGTTACATCCGCCGATTGGTAGCAGAATGTTGTGTTCATCAAACTCCTGCACCGAGAACGGGTCGGTGACAACTGTATGCAGGAACTTGTGGGTCGAGCACAGTAGTTCGAACCCAGTTATCGTGGTCATCAGTCTCTTGATGCGATGTCCCAGTGTCAGCATGTTGTCATTCGGATTGTAGTTGAATCCACCCTTGGTGGTCATAATTTTATTAAGCATCTCCAGGAGACGGTTATCCCCAGTGATGATTTGCTTGACGTTGTCGTACAATTTATCCTTGGGTGTACTTTCCAGGTCACCAACACCGAACATTCTGCATATACTGCCAATGTCCGTCGTGACCTCATCATTTGGGATGAATTTTTCTTCCATGACACCTATTGTAGTGTCGATGTCATCGAGAGATGCATTATTAATAATGAGTTCATTGATACATCTCTTGATTTCAGTATTGTCGGAACTAGTCATCACAGGATGAGCTTCGTTCTCGTTCATATTATTATCAGGCGGGATTTTTTTAACTCAGTTTTGTCAACATCTTGATCAATATTTTATTGGTTGTTGCCATTTGTTTCGCTATTTCTCCCGCGGTATTGTTGATGTCGACCAATGCCGAGCACAGGGTGTCACCCTCCTCAGTAACCAAGGCACTTGCCAGGTCAAAACCCATATCCTCCAGTCCATCACCCATATCAGATAGGATTTCATCCTCTGAATCCATCATATCATTCTCAGATTCGATCATATCATTCTCATTATCTGATCCAGACTCCTCAGCATCGATAATTTTCTCCGGTTCTTTCGACATATAAATTGACCCTTCTTTTTAATATCAAAAATAATACGCGATTCATCTCAAATTAAAATCTTGGGGTAATATAAAACGAACAAAAATGGCTGGTGGTCTTATGCAGTTAGTCGCTTACGGAGCTCAGGATGTCTACCTTACAGGTAACCCCAATGTTACTTTCTTCCAGGCCGTTTACAAGCGCCACACCAACTTCGCGATGGAGAACATCGAGCAGGTTGTCAACGGTAGTGCCGCGAACAGCGGTCGTCTGTCAGTGACCATCGCCCGCAACGGTGATCTTATCGGTGACATGTACATGGAGCTCACCCCCACATCGGGCCTCTCCGCCCCCAACCGCGTGTGGGCGGCCGAGCGTGCCGTTCAGGACGTCGAGCTTACCATCGGTGGCCAGCGTATCGACAAGCACTACCAGCGTTGGTGGCGCCTGTACGCGGAGCTTTACCTCGACGACGCCAAGAAGGCCGAGTGGGGCAAGCTCACCACAGTTGAGGGCACAGTCGACTCCCAGTCCGACAAGGTCATCCTTCCCCTCATCTTCTTCTTCAACCGCAACCCCGGTCTTGCGCTTCCCCTCATCGCCCTCCAGTACCATGAGGTTCGCCTTGACTTCGACCTGTCGGCCGAGTTCGAGACATACTTCGGCACCTCCGCCGTCAAGGTGTGGGGTAACTACGTGTACCTTGACACTGAGGAGCGCCGTCGCTTCGCCCAGAAGGGTCACGAGTACCTGATCGAGCAGGTCCAGCACACAGGTGCTGACACCATCGGTATTGCCACCTCCAAGACTGTCCGTCTGTCGTACAACCACCCCGTCAAGGAGCTGGTGTGGTGCGTCAACGAGTCCAAGACCTCGGGTGCCACAGGCCAGCTCAACGAGCTGTTCGCCTTCTGCAAGTCCCCCGCCAACCTCGTGTGCGTGTCGGACCTCAACGAGGGTCTGGCCGGCACGGCGTCCAACGTCTTCGTGCAGCCCCACCACTGCGGTGCCCCCATGCTCCAGGTCGGTGCCAATGCCGGCGGTGCCGCCTTCTGCGAGTCGGCCACCACCTCGACGTCCAACCTGTCCGTTGGCCCCGTCAGCACCATGAAGCTCATCCTCAACGGTCAGGACCGTTTCAAGGAGCAGACTGGCCGCTACTTCAACCAGTACCAGCCCTACAAGCACCACTCGGGTAACCCCATGGCCGGTGTGTACTCCTACTCCTTCGCCCTCCAGCCCGAGGAGCACCAGCCCACAGGTACATGCAACTTCTCGCGCATCGACAACGCCCAGGTCCAGCTCGGCCTCAAGTCGGGTGAGACTGCCGCTACCTCGTCGCTCAACATGTTCGCGGTTAACTACAACGTTCTCCGCATCCAGTCGGGCATGGGTGGCCTCGCCTTCTCCAACTAAAACCATACACCATATATACAGGCGAAAGCCAAACAAAACATCAAGAATACACTTATATTCCTGACGTTTTTTCTTATATTACTTATATTATATACATACACCATGCTTTCCCAGATTAAGAGCTTCAACTATGCTGCCCTGCCCGCTCAGGCCCAGGCCGTCCTCATCATCGGTGCCATCTCTATCGTCATGGCGATCATGGGCACTGTCGGATCCAGTGGCAAGGCCCTTAAGGCCAACGCCATGGTGCTCCTCGCGTCCGCCGCCGCGGTCGCCATCTCCACCTACAACGTCCGCTGCCTCATCCGTGGTAACTGCAACAACTGGGCTACAGTTGTGGCCGTCGCCTACGTTCTCACACAGGGTGGTGCGCTTCTGGCGATGCAGTAAAAATATACCTTAACTATAATAATAAATGTCGGGAGCACTTATTGAACTCGTCTCAAAGGGCGTCCAGGACGTCTATCTTACAGGAGAACCACAAGTTTCGTTTTTTCGTCAAAACTACAAGAAGCACACGAATTTCGCAATGAAACCTGTGGAACTTAAACCGGTGGGGTCCCAGGGGGCCAACCAGGAGGTCTCAATACCCGTTGAAAACAAGGGCGACCTTCTCACCTACATATGGTGCGATGCCGTGCCCGGTAAAGCGGCCAACACGACGGCCCAGAACATCCAGGTCGATGAGCAACTCACACCAACAGAGTTCTCCCTCTGGATTGGTGGTGTGGAGATAGACAGAAATGACGGTTTCTATCTCGACAGCCTGTGGTCCAAGTTCATGGCCACGTCGGCGTCGAAGCACGTGAAGCCCAGTTCCATCGCGGCCGGTTTCTTCCCCCTGCATTTCTTCAACTGTGATAACTACACAACACCCATCCCCCTTGTGGCGCTTCAGTACCACAAGGTCGAGATTCGTATGAAGCAGGGACCCAACATCAACTCTACACCCGTGCGTTTCTACGCCAACTACATGATGCTCGACACCGATGAGCGCAAGTTCTTCACAGAGAACGAGCACGAGTACCTCATCACCCAGGTCCAGAGAACAGAGGCCGATGCCAGTGGGGCCGACCTCACATACCTCAACCACCCCGTCAAGGCCCTTCTCTGGGGTCAGAGCACAGTCAACTCATTTATCACCAATGATGTGCAGTTACGCCTCAACGGCACAGACGTGTTTGACAGAGTCATGCCCCGTGTATACTTCAACTGGGTGACAATGTACAACCACTCCGAGTATGCACCTTTGAACAGTGCCCTTACGGCTGATACATCGCTCTACATGTACCCCTTCTCGCTCTTCCCCAACCGCCACCAACCCC